GGTGGCAGCAGACGTGCGTTTTTAAAATTACTTGCAACACTAGGTGGTGCAACAGCTGCAGCTAAATCAGGTATACTAACATTAGGTGAAGGTGGTGCTAAAAAAGCTATTACAGAAACTGTAAAACAATCTGCAGGTGGAACTTATCCTCCTCCATACTTTTTTAAACTTGTAGAAAAAATTAAATTTATGGGTGATGACATAACAGAAAAAGCTGCAACTAAAGACAGAGAAATTGTTAAGAGATATAAAGATTTTGAAATGACAGAAGATGTTGCAACAGGAGATATTGTAATTAAAAAAAGAAATGAAGGATCTTTCTATGATCAAGACGGTATAATATCAGATGAATATATTGTTTATAAACCTGGCCAAGCAGATGAAATGACTAAAGGTAAAAAACCTCCTCCAGAATACGATGAGTATACAGTAAGACCGGACAGTGATGGTAAATTAAAAGATTCTGAAGACGGCTTAGATAGCATAGATGAGATTTTAGAAGAGGTAGGTGACGTCGATTCTATGACACTTAAAAAAGCAGACGGCGGTCGTATTGGTTTATTTTTAGGTGGTCCACTAGTTAAAAATCAATTAACATCTGGTAAAGGTTTACTTCGACAAATGTTAAACTACATGTCTAAAGGTAGTTCATCAGGCAAAAGCGGTTCAGAAATGTTACAAATGGTAAACCCTAAACAATTTGAAAAATTATTAAACGATCCTTCTATGTACAATAAAATTAGTCCAGAATCTGGAATTACGGCTCCTGAATTAATTAAAAACATGATTAAAAAAACAAAAGATGATCGAGCTGGAATGGTAGAAGAACTTCTTAGTTCTGCTAGAAATATTAAAAAAGTAGACGACGATATGATTGGTTACAAAAATAAAATTATAGAAGAAATGATTGATAAAGGTATCGACAGAGAAATGGCTGAAACTTTTGCAGACATGATGTCTAAAAAAATAATGAAAGAAGTTGGACCAAAAAAAGCTACTCCTGAAATTACAGAAAAAGGTTTATTAGAACTAGAAAACATACAAAAAAATTTGATTACCAAAGATCGTAAACCAAACGCATCAGGCGGTCTTCAAACCATGTTAGGTGAATAATGGAATACGACATAGAAAAAATTTTATATACTTTCGAGGATGACTACAATCCAAGCTCCATGGTCCCTGGACCACGGAACATGTACGCTAGTGGTCAGTTAGTACAAAACACGGTCGATGGATCACGGCCCGGGTATAGTGGTAGTGATAAATACATTACACCTTCGAGAAGAAGTGGTGCCGAAGGTTTTCAAGGTAAAAAATTTATAAGTGTAAAAGACCCAAGTTATTCAGACGGAAGAAAAAGAGTTAAAACTCCTGAGTATGAAAAATATTTAAAAGAAGAAATAGAAAAATCTAAACAAAGACCAGACAGATATTCAAAAGGAAACACTCGAAGAGAACCTGGTTTACTTAGAATTGCAGAAGCTATGCAACAAGCAGATATTTATGATAATCCAGAATACATGATGCCAAACAAAGAAGCTATGAAAGCTAGAGAAAAAGATTTTGGTAGAAAACAAAAAATATATAAAAATGGGATGCTTCAAGCAGGAGATATTGTTTACATTAATGGTTTAGAAAAAAATTTTGATGATGTAATATTTATTGCGGATCAATTAGGAGAAGATCCTGATTGGGTTTTAGATCAATTAGATGAAAGAATTAATTTTAGAGATTTTGAAAAAGATAAAAAAGATGTTTATAAAAAAGATCCAAAATACACAAAACCTAGAAATGATTATTTAAAAGTAGAAAATTGGGTTCAACGTAATGCTAAAAAATATGCTAACCCAGATACATTTGAAAATGCTTTAATAAAAAGATTTGGTAAAGATAATCAATTTGTAAAAGATATGAATTCTAATAAAGGAAGAGTTACATCTTATTTTAGTGATGATTTTAAAAAAATGATGTTTAATGCTGACCCCAGAACACAGATTATTCCATCTCATTTAAAACAATTTATTAAAAGTTCTTTGTATAATTTTAATCCTAAAATTAAAAATGCTGTAACAGAAGAAATAAAAGGTATATTTAATTCTGAAAATTTACCTAAACTTAGGTTAGAGGCTAGAAATTTATTAAACAATAATAAATTGTTAGCTAAGTTTGGTATTAATAAAGCAATTACAGGTCCTTTTGCAAAAGTTATACAAGCTGAAATAGGCACAGATATGTGGAATGATATAACTAATTTTAGAAATCCAAGAGTAGGTACATCTGAAATGTTATCTACTTTAAAAAATCTAGTAGATCCAGAATTTAAACCTATGTTTGAAGAAACAATTAAAGCTATAAATTTTTCTAAAAAAAATCAATGGCAAAAAGCTAAAGATGTTTTTGGTTTAGCTGATGACATTATGTGGGATCATAAAGTTCCTTCTTCAATAATAGATAAAGGTTATGCAGATAGAATAGAATCTATAAAAGTAAACCCAACATCAAAAGATTTTAATGCAAGAATTAAAAACGCAGGTTTTGATCGTCCCATAAATAAACTTATTACTAAATTTGAAAAAGCAACCACATTAGATGCAAAAGCAAAAATTAAAAATGAAATGGATATTGTTAAAAATAATTTTAGTAAAAAATATGGTGGTTATTTAGATGAAATAAGTATTGATTTAGATAAAAAAGGAAATTTAAAATTTTCAAGTTCTGCTAATCCTTTAACTACAAAAGATGATAGAGTTGCAATGTTAGGAAAAAGTATGGTTCAAGAAGGACGTATTTCTAGGACGGAAGAAAAAACATTAAGAGATGCAATTAACGATTCTGTTGGTGAATTAGCTTGTGGTAATAAATTAGCAGATGGCGGAAGAATTAAATTTAGTTCAGGTAGTTCATGTAATGTTAGAGGTAGAAAAATTTTAACGGATGCTGTGAGAAATGGTATTAGTAGCATAGAACCTAGTAAACAAAATTTAGTTAAAAGAATACTTTCAGGAAGTGCTAATTTAGTAAAAGGAGTTTTAGATCCAAAAGAATTATTTAAATTAAAAAATTTAATTGGTTATCCAGCTGCGGTAGCTGCAGCATTGTTTGATACTGCAATGGTTGCAGATGATATGATAAGAAAAGGACAACCATTTGATGAAGCTGCTGGAAATGAATTGCTTTTTGGTCAGCTTAATTTACAGCCTCAAGTACAAGAAGCTAAACGTGTGTTAGCAGATTCTAAAAGTTCATTATCTCCTGCTGCAAAAAAATATGCAGAAATGTTAGTAGACATAGGTGAATACAATAACACTTTACAAACAAAAAATATTCCTATGAAAGTTGCTGGTATGCCTGGAGATCCAGAAGAACAAAAAATGTTGCAAAAAAAATTAGATGCATTAGATAAAAAAATTTTTAACACTTCAACATCTGGAGAATTAGATTATTTAAAAGAAATAACTGAAAGAGACGCTAAAGATAAAGCCGGTAGTTATGTTGGAGAAGGTGGTAATGAGTACGGTTACACAAGAACAAATGCTTTATATGATGATCCAGATAAAACTGATGCTCCTAGTTTTTTTTCAGGTCAATTAAAACCATCATACGGAGATCTTAAACAAGAACCAGGAAAACTACCTGAATATGAAACAAAAATGATTCCAGCTTACGTAAGTCAAAATTATAAAACAATGGATGAACAACCTTTATCAAAAGGTATGATAGATCTTTTGACAAAGTATGAGAGAAAAAAAGGTACTATAAGTGCTGATCAAAATTTAGATGATGTATACTTTATAAACGAACGTTTTATAGAAGGTCCAGATGGTGTTTCTAGAAAACAAAAAATAAAAGGTTTAAGTCCTTTGGAAGAATACGAACTTCAAAATAAATTTGGACAAGTTTTGTCTCAACCAGGAATGAAAGGTGCACAATTTTCAGAAGGTGGTATAACAGAATTAAGGAGTAAATATGAGTATAAAAAATAAACCAACAAACAAAAAGCCAAACATGGCACAAAAGATGAAAGCTAATCCTGGTTACAAATGGTGGGCACTACCACCTAAAAAAGGACCGCTATCACAGGGGTTGAAATTACCACCAAAACAAGTTAAGAAAGTCTAGGAGAAAATATATGGCAGATATAGATAAAGCTCTCCCTAACGATAAACGACCTGAAGAAGTTGCAGAAGAGGTTAACGTTGAGGAGATTGAAGAATTAAAAGGACCAGTAGAAATTACAGAAGACGAAGAAGGGGCTACAATTGATTTTGACCCTAACGCAATGCCTATGCCACAAGAAGGCGATCACTTTGCAAACCTAAACGAATTACTTCCAGAAGAAGACACAGATGAAATAGGTAATCAATTACAAAACGATTACATGGAATACAAAACTTCTCGTAAAGAATGGGAACGAGCATACATTGAAGGATTAGATCTTTTAGGTTTTAAATACAATAACAGAACAGAACCTTTTCAAGGAGCAAGTGGTGCAACACACCCAGTTCTTGCAGAAGCTGTCACTCAGTTTCAAGCACTAGCTTACAAAGAATTATTGCCTGCAGATGGACCCGTTAGAACAATGGTGATGGGTAAAACAGATCCACAAAAAGAAATGCAAGCACAAAGAGTTAAAAATTTTATGAACTATCAAATCATGGATCAGATGAAAGAATATGAATCTGATTTTGATCAAATGTTATTTTACCTACCACTATCAGGTTCAACATTTAAAAAAGTTTATTATGACGATTTATTGGAGCGAGCTGTTTCTAAGTTTGTTCCAGCGGATGACCTTGTTGTTCCGTACACGGCTACCTCATTAGACGATGCGGAATCAGTCATTCATGTTGTCAAGATGTCAGAAAACGAATTACGAAAACAGATGGTATCTGGTTTCTATTCTGACATCGAGTTGACAAAACCAACAGGCACAATCACTAACGAACTCGAAGAAAAAGAGAGAGAAGTTGAAGGTGTTACAAAATCCCAAAGAACAGATCCTTTGTATACAATTCTAGAATGCCACGTTGATCTAGACTTGGAAGGATTTGAAGACATTGGCCCCGACGGAGAGCCAACGGGAATAAAATTGCCTTACGTCGTTACAATCGAAGAAGGCAGTAGGAAAGTTTTGTCTATTAGACGAAACTTTGCGCCCAATGATCCAAAGAAAAATAAAATCCAATATTTTGTCCACTTCAAGTTTCTGCCAGGACTAGGATTTTATGGCTTAGGATTAATTCATATGATTGGCGGATTGAGTCGTACTGCAACTGCGGCTCTCCGTCAGTTATTAGACGCTGGAACATTATCCAACCTACCCGCAGGATTTAAGCAAAGAGGTGTCAGAGTAAAAGATGATGCCGCAAACATACAACCGGGAGAATTTAAAGATGTTGACACTCCAGGTGGTAATCTAAAAGATGCTTTCGTATTCTTACCTTACAAAGAACCATCAGCTACCTTATTACAGCTAATGGGAATTGTAGTTCAAGCAGGACAAAGATTCGCGTCCATTGCTGACATGCAGGTTGGGGACGGGAATCAACAGGCCGCTGTTGGTACGACCGTGGCTCTTTTAGAACGTGGTTCAAGAGTGATGTCAGCAATCCATAAAAGACTTTACGTAGGTCTTAAACAAGAATTTAAATTACTTGCCAAAATATTTGGTGAGTCTTTACCGCCAGAATATCCTTATGATGTTCCCGGTGCTGCAAGAAATATTAAAGCAACAGATTTTGATGAAAGAGTAGATATACTTCCTGTTGCAGATCCTAACATATTCTCAATGAGTCAGAGAGTGTCACTTGCACAAGAACAATTAAGATTAGCAACTTCTAATCCACAAATGCATAACATGTATATGGCGTATAGAAGTATGTATGAGGCAATCGGTGTAAAAGATATTGATAGAGTCTTACCACCACCTCCACCTAATCAACCAAAAGACCCAGCAATAGAACACATAGATGCAATGGGTCAAAAACCTTTCCAAGCGTTTCCTGGTCAAGATCATAGAGCACACATAACTGCTCACTTAAATTTTATGGCAAGTAATTTTGTTAGAAACAATCCTAGCATTACTGCAGCGTTAGAGAAAAATATTATGGAGCATATATCATTGATGGCACAAGAACAGGTACAATTAGAGTTTCCACAAGAAATGCAAATGTTACCACAGCTACAACAAATGGCTGTACAAAATCCACAAGCACAACAACAGCTACAACAAATATCTCAAAAAATAGAAGCTAGAAAAGCTTTATTGATTGCTGACATGACTGAAGACTTTATGAAAGAAGAAAAACAAATAACTTCTCAGTTTGATCATGATCCATTACTTAAATTAAAACAAAGAGAAGTTGATTTAAAAGCAATGGAGACAGAACGTAAGGTCAAAGAAGACGAAGCAAGAATAGAACTTGATAGAGCTAAAATGGTACAAGCAAAAGATCTAAACGAACAAAAACTTGAACAAAATGAAGATTTAGCTCAACTAAGAGCTGATACAGCCATTGAGAAATCAATGATGTCTGCGGATGTTAAACTAACATCAGACGCTATGAAAGCCCGAGACGTAAATGTCTTGAAAGGGCCTAGAAGATAGTATACTAACAATTAGGAGAAAATTATGACAAAAGATACTTTTAAACAATTCGTTAACAAAGACGGATACGCTAAAGGCGGAGTACCTGTAGAAGAGTCTCCTCAAAACTTAGAATTAGATCCAAGATCTAAATCAAGTATTAGAGGAAGAAACTACGTTGCTCAAGGTGATAGTGTAGATGTTAGAGGAACGAAAGCTATTAGAAAAGAAAAGAAACCTGTAAAGGCTACTTGGTACTAACATGTGGTTGTCGGCAATTAAGTTAGCCGTTTCTGCTGGAAGTAAAATTTACGCTAACAAGCAGAGAACTAAAATGGCTATGTCAGAT